GTATAATTTATTATTATATACCCATTGAGCCTTGTTGTCAATAACTTCTACATTGAAAAAATCTACACTTTCTTGTTTTTTTACACTTTTACGAATAAAATAATAATTTATTATACAAAAAATCATTACAAATAAAATCTTTAAAAACGTATCCATATTAGTTAAGACTATCTACTATCTTCATTAAAAATTGCATTTCTTTATTAGAAAGAGAAAAAACATCTATTTTGGTAGCAGTTTTAAGATCTACATCTCCAAATTCATTTACTTTAGAAGTATATACAGTATTATTTTTAATCCAGTAAGCCTTATTGTTTATAATTGCTACCTCGACTTCACCATCATCAAACGGCTCTTCTATATGATTATTTATTGTTTGAGGCACAGACATAATCTCTTCTACTGTTAGATCCTTATTCATTTCAATTTCCTTCTGTTTATCAGAAATAATTTTCTTTATGAAATACAGGTTTATTGTTAAGTTTGTTGGACTTTGTCCAGCAATCACTAAGCATACTTGGAACAAACTTTGAATTGAAATTTTGCCCATGCATAACAACTCCTTTATATATTCTATACTATTTAGAAATCGTTGTCAATATCTTTTTGTAATTGAAATGCAGTACCATGCCATGCTGCATCATTTGATTTTTGTGATCTAATTCTTTGAATTGCACTCCATTTTGATCTAGACCATGCGTATCCAGAATCTCCACCCCACAGTAGCCATGCAATTTTTCCATTTGATGGTCTTTCAGAATTGTTCCAATCCTTACCCTTTTTATCTACTTCGTGACGAGAAAAGAAAGAATACATTCTTGCTACTGTTTCTGGACTTAATTCTTTTCTGTTTGCTAAATCACGAGCACGTGCTACCCCTACTGCCGTACCACCTCTACCAAACTTTCTTCTTAATTCTAAACCTCTACGAGCATTGTTTGCCATAGACTCTGTTGGTTTTAAATCTAAATCTTCAATGCTTCTTTTTTCTAAATCCATTTCTTCCATTGATTTTTTAACTGTCAATGTTTTCATTTTATGTCCAACAATTGTATCTGTAGGTTTTCCATCACGATAAACTCTTATCGCAACTGCTGGATCTTCTGGTGTTCCGTTAATTTCAAAAGAACTATCTGGAACTTTAAACTTTCCATTTCTAATAACTCTAATTACTTTTCCCTCTGCCCTGCCACCACTTGAATTCCACGAAACCATTTGTCCAACACGAACAGAATCTGCTTTGTCCATTGAGTGACCCATCATGTCTTGTTCTGTTCCAATTAACATAGCCTCTGATGACTTAAATGCTGTAAATAAATCAGTGCCTTGCCAACCATCGCCTAATTGTTCATACATTCTTATTAATATTGCAGGATCATCTGGTGTAGCAACAACTTCAAACTCTGATCCAGTTGCAAGACTACCATCTTTCATTACGTGTTCAATTTTTCCATGTGCCATGCCTTTAGAATATGGGCCCATGGCAAACATTCCCTCTTTCATTTCATGTTCTGCTTTAATTAAATCTGGACAACATTCCATATCTGCTTTTTTAACTGGTACACAATTTGGAACCATTTGACCATTTTCTCCAGGCTTCATACCACGTTGTACGTATCCATCCCAACAAGGAGATTTTTTATCCATTTCTTCTTTATGATATTTACAATTTTTTGGATCGTCACAATCTTCTAAAGAGTGAGGGGCTTTATTTGGTGTATCTTCATTTGTAATAGCACCATCATGATTTTTTTTAGCATTGCCCTCGGCAGCATATAGTGCACGTTGTTGTTGAACGGCTTCTGCACGGGTGCTATGGCATCCGTGAGTTTTTGATGGTCCTACAACAGCATATCCGCTGCATCCACCATAGTTTCTTTTAATGTCATAAGGCATAGTTAAATTATATCACCTTTCTAAATGCTTGTTTAAAAGGTTTTCTATAAAATATCTTTCATCATCTGGAAGGGTATCTTTGATTTCTAAGGCTCTTTGAGTCAACATAACCATTGGGGTTCCGTCTTTATCAAATTGCATTTCAACTACCCCATCTTTCCATAATTTAAAAGCCATTTCATTGACAAATTTAAAGTGCTCTTCCCAGAGTTCTGGCATTAATTCTTGACATTTGGGGGTAAGTCCATAGGTAAATTGATTACTTTTTTCATCAAAACCAATTAATTCTAATATTCCATTTTCTATAAGCATTTGTACTATATTATTATATTCATCCCTACTTAGATTCATAATAATCTATACCCCGATCCCCAGTCCAATTCTTTGGCACGAATCTTTTCTTTTGGCATTCCAGAGTCATCGTCTACTTTACCCCTTGACCATGTATGTATATCAATCTCTTTTATTCTTTCTCTTTGTGTATGTGCTATTGAATTATAGACAGATCCACACATAGCATCTGCCAAGTCTTTTGATTTCTTTCTAGGGTGATCTACTTTGTTATTATTCATAATTCTAAGTTCTAACATTTCTTCAAGTAATATGTCTATATGTGGTGCAGATACTCTTTCTTCATATACCAGCATAGATAGATCTTCATAGTGTTTTTTAGCAACAGACAATGTTTCTGTTTTTATTCCAACCTGTTTTAATTCTTGTTGAATATCAAACGATTGCCATCTATCAAATGTAACTAATCCTAAATTAAAACCTTGCCTTCTCAAATCTATAATCCAATTTTTTACCTCACTTAAATCTACTGGGCCCTCACGCTTTGGCTCCCACCAAGCAATTGCATCTACTACTACATATGGAACTATTTGTTCATAATTATTAAATGATTGAACACTAACCCATTTATCTACGTGAGCAATTGATACTGCACACTTATCATGTTTTTGTGCTAAATCGGCGTGAACATAATATTCTGTATCATTATTTGGTTTAAAATTAATATCAAATCTTCTAGAATTATCTAGAGGGTTTCTTCTATTTAATGCCTTTTGTACTTTATCTCTATCTTTAAAGAATGCATCAGTTGATACTGTTGGCATGCAGGCAAAACGCATAAGTGCATCGGCATAGTCATTAAAAAATGCAATCTTAAAATCTTCTATTTTTCTAGTAGGATTAATATCCCATGTAGGTCTTTTTAATGCAAATACCCCTGGATACTTATAGGATAGTATGTTATCTTCTTCCCACTCAATACTAAATTTATTGCTTGGATCATCTTCACTCATTGTTGGATTAATTACAAATTCATATGTTTTTATTGCGGTTTCTTTTTCTGCTACCACATCATCATATCTCTGAGATATAAAATCTCCTTTATATCTTGGAAAAGATAATAAAATTACTTTACCAAAATCTGGAAAACGTGAATCTACTGAACCTCTAAATGCTTTATATAAATTATCTGCAGTTTTACCTTGATCATTTCCTCCAGCACCTTCTGCAGCAAATCCAGAAATTTCATCTAGCACTGCTAACATAAGGTTTAAACCTTCTGCAGATTCTCTTTCTGAATGCCCAGAATAAACTGTAATTGCTTTGTTAAATTCTACATTATTTACTTTCGCTTCATATTTTCCAGCAAACCATGGAGACTGCTCAATCTTTGACTTAAATCCTTTAAAGAATACGTTTTTTGCTTGTTCTGCGTTTACTGCAACGTTAATAAGATCAATAGCATCACCAGTTGGCTTACCAAAATATCTAGAAGGATCCTTTAAGCATAATAGTTTATATACAATATATGCACAACCTATTGTTGATGTGTGATCTTTACCACTACCTTTTCCACACATAAGAATAACTTCTTGTTTAGTGTATTTTTTATAATGCTCATTGCCTTTTTCTTTTCCTAGCCATCTTTCAACATCTTCTTGTTTGTAAATTTGACTCATGCATTCTGCTAATGTGTATTGGTAATCTGATAATGATGGTTGATTAAGATAATCTTTTCCAGTTACAAATGTTTTTATATCTACTGGTAATTCTTCAAATGGACTTTCGTCCAACGCTTCTATGAAATCACTAAAATCAATCGTTGTCAATTACTATCACCTCTGTTTGCACCTCAGATAATCTACGCATTATTTCTTCACGAATTTCTGGATGCTTTGAGGCTACCTCTTTTAATATTCCAATAAGAACGCCTTGTTTTCTTTCCATTTCAATAATCTGTTCTGCTATTTCTTTATTGTCTAATAGTCCTGCTTTTTGTAGCATTTCAAGTCTTTTACTTTCAATATCTGCTATCAATTTGATAGCCGTTGTCTTTGCTGTAAGATTTGCAGTAGAATCGGCAGCATCAATAACTTCATATGTTTTTTTAATTAAAGATGAATAGTGTTGATCAGCACCCGCTAACGCTTCTTTAGCACGTGCATGAATGGCCTGATTGTTAGAAATCATAGAACGCCAATCATTTAATAATGTTAATACTTTTTGACGTGGGATATCTAGTTCTTTGGAGATTTGAGATGCATCTAATCCTTTTAAATATTCAGAAGCAACTTGATTTACCAAGTCTAAATGTTTAACTAAATCATCATTCATTATCTAATGTCCTCAATAATACAAGGTATCCAATAAGATCTAAGATAGTATCTTCTGATGCATATTCTTTACCCTTATGTATTCTATTAAGTTTATCATCAATTCTAATATATAATTGTTCTTTTGGATTAGACTTACTAAATATATTAATAGGGTTGCTATATGAATTACCATATGAAGTATTTTTAGTAATAAGTAATTTTGCTATATCAAGACATTCATCTAATATCTTTCTACCCGCTGCTGCTTGAGTAGACATATCTCTAACAATCTTCATTTTATCCTCAAGTTGTTTATCAAAATCAGGAAACTTATACTCGGCCATCTTTACCTCTTTGACTTTCTAAGGCCAAATTTGGCAAGATATACGTATATAGTTTCAACAGATGCTCCACACTCTTTAGCAATTTGTTCAGGACTTTTTTTATCAACTTGATACCTTTTCTTTAACCATGCTTCGCTTGTATATAGTTTCATTTTATCACTAGCCTCTTGTCTTGTCAAGATTATGTGGTTGATCTACTAATTTATGCCAATTTTCACAAGCATACCATCCTATAGCAATTGCATCTGCTACATCATCATCTTCAAGGTTTGTATCAAATTCAATATTAATTTTTTTAATAGTTCTTCCTTTTCTAAATTCTCTTTCTTTTGTTTTATAAAATGAATATGATTTATCATTTCCATATAGATCTCTAATTGCTTGTTTTTCTTCTTTTTTAAGTTTACCGTTACCAATCCAATTTTGCCAAGATACTGGGGAGCATGATACTATTGGTGCCCTATGATACATTTGACTTGCACCAAGAATAGATCCTTGAACCAAAGACAAACTAATTGCAGTATTTTGAGAATTGGTATATATTGCAGATTCAATTACAATAGCATCAATATCATAATCTTTTAAAAATTGAGATATTTTTTTATTTGCATCGCCAGTTCTTTCATAAACATGATTACCATGAAAATTTATTTTTCCATATTTGATAAGTTTACGATTAATAAACAATGAAAATGCCATTGAGTTTGTTGAAGAATCTATTGCAAGTATTGTATTTGGATTTCCTATATATCTTAATTTACTTTTACTCATAATCAAAAAAAATCCTTCATCTCTTTTAGTGTTTTGTCTACTTTTTTATTATTTACCAAACAGGTATCACAAAAACCATTGTCGTTATAAATACTGAGAAGAGTATTGCACCCACCAGAACAACGGCGATCTTTGCCCATTCTTTCTTTTGCTTTTGTAATCTTATATCTTTGAACAATTTTTTGTTTTGTGGCAAGCGTTCTACAGTCTGCATCGCAATAAATTTGATTTTTGCTTTCAGTTTCAAAGGAGTCATCACACCACTCGCAATGTTTGATCATTCAAGTTCTTTCCTTCTTTCAATTTTAATAACCCCTTTATCTTTAGAGTCACAGGCTTTTTCTAAAGGACATGATTTACATACCTTAGAATCTTTTCTATAACCTCTCTCAGGCAATTGTTTTTCATCAAATGCTTTTTTAACTCTACGCATCCAATCAAATAGATAATTAATAAACTCTACATATTTTTCATTAACTACAATAGGTATTGATAATATTTCAAAAGTATTTTTATTTTCATAAACAATAGCCCCGTATTTTAAATTTAAAATCTTCATGTAAATTAATATTTGTTCTATATGATATTTAGTAGCACTATTTGTAGCCTTGTGATAATTAAACCCTTCATCTTTGGCTGTTTTTAATTCAAACGCTACGTGGTTATCGTCTATTTTAAGCAGTGCATCCATTTTACCTTTAATTGGTGGATCATCACATAATATATCTTGTTCATACCATTCCATAATTTCAGAGTCTTTTAATACTTTTTCTATAATTCTTTTATGTGCATCTGTTCCAGCATTCATATTTGCAAAAGATGTTCCATCAGTTTTATTTTCAAATTCATTTCCTTCAAAAGCAAGATACCAATATCTAGGGCACATTCCATTTCCGTATACTAACGAAGAAGGTGCAAAAGTTTTTTTAGTATCAAACTTATTTCTTGCATACGCTCTAACGTGACCTTCTACAATTTCTTTTTCTATAATAGAAAAATCAATAGTCTTTGGTTCTTTTTTAACCATCTTTTTTACTAGACCTTTAGTCATTAAAAATTCCTTACATTATATTTAAGGGCATCGACCAGTTTGTCGGTTGCTTCTCTTACTGCATAATACATATTTTTTCTAGATCTATCGTCTTTCTTTACGTGAGAATACCAGGCTGCTAGCATAGCAAACTTGGCAGAGTATGCTTGTAACTGTGTTATTAATAAAGTAGCCTTTGCTGGTGGAACATCTGGATTTGCAATAAGTTTTGCAACTGTAGTAAGGGTTTTGGTAAATTCTTCATCATTCATGTACTCAGACATTTCATTAAATGATGTTATTTTATTTAATAACTCTACTGTAGTATCCATTACTTTTTCTCTCTTAGTTGTTCAAATACTTCCCACTCTATTATAGCAAGACGAACCTTTTTATTTCCTTCGCCTAAAACTACCATAAGTGCTGGATTCTTTTTTCTATCTACCCTCATGGTGTCTGATACAATCTTCGACCATGAGTCTTGGCTGACAGAATAGGATTTAGAATATTCTTTGACATCTACTACGAAGTCATCCAATGATCCGTCAGCCTTGACACTTCCTCTACCTGAATTACGATGTTGCTTAGCACCAATTCGCTTTAATTCTGAACGTTCGCTCATTAGTACCCCTTAGTATTAAAATTTACCTTAGACATGTGTTTTTTGCTACACATCCAAGTTAAGTCTTGTGTTTCTGAGTACATTCTTGCCTTTTCTACTATTTCTTTACATGTATGGCAAATAAACTTACCATTATATAAAGAGTATTTTGGATTAGAGTTTTGATTCAAGTTCTTTTAATTTCTCTGGATTTTCTTTTAGGTATTCAATTACTTTTGCTCTACCCTGCAATCTTTCACCCAGTACTGTGTACCAAGCACCACCCTTTTCAATAATTCCTAACAGTTCTGCAGTATCTACAAGATCTGCTATTTTATCTACTCCTATAGTGTCTCCATCAAAATAAAAATCATATTCTCCAGCAAGAAATCCTGGCCCAGTCTTATTAAAATCAATGTGCCAATTAACTTTTCTTCCTACCTTGCCTTCTATAAATTTATCTCCTACTGCTATCTTAGACTTTAAGGCGTTATTATCTGAGTCACTAGACCATAACTTAACAACCGTGCTTGAGAAAAATTTAACTGCTAGCCCACCTGTTGGCATATGAGAGGCATACATAGCACCAATATTATTTCTTAATTGTGAAATCAAAACTAATAATGTTTGCCCATCTTGATTGTTTGCATAGTTAAGCATCTTTACAGCATTGGTCATATCTTTTGCCTCTGCACCAATTTGTTTTGTATTTTCTAATGCCTTTAATTCATCAGTATCTTTTTCAAAATATATAGCAGGCAATAATGCAGATATAGAATCAACCACTATAATATCTATCTTTGCTTTCATTAGTTGAGTAGCAACATCTACCATATCATTAATAGTTTTAGCAGCAGAATATACTAATTTATCTGTATCTACCCCAAGTTTTTTAGCCCACTCAGGATCAAATGATTGTTCTGCATCTATCCAAGCACATAGTTTTCCTTCTTTCTGTGCTTCACCTATCATCTGCAAACAGAATGATGATTTGCCAGCAGATTTATTGCCCCAAATCATTACCTGTCTACCGTATGCAAATCCACCCTTTAATGCATTGTTTAAACTTATACTTGGTGTTTTTTGTTTTACAACTTGAACATCTGTAGCGTTACTTAATCTTTTTCTTAAACTAGGATCTAATTGAGATAAAAACTCTTCCATAACTATTTCGGTCATTACTCTACTCCATTCAATACTAATGAACCATCATCTGATTTTTCAAATTTTATTTTTTTAGCACTACCTGGCTCACATTTCATATAGCCTTCAGAAAATTGTCTAGGAAAAACAAGGACTGGTTTTATCTCACGATCTGAATTAGCAACCACCATGTGTGCCATCTTCTTTCCTGCTTTAGTAACTCTTGGTTTAAATGATAACACATAAAACTCTTCTCCGCTATATGGCAAAGACTTATAGTTTAAAAACTTAACCAAACTATTGCTTGATAAATTTTTAATATTATCTACTGAAATTGCTTCCATAATTCTATTTGATCCAACCAACATTAAGTAAGTTTTACCCTGTTCTATCTTGGTATCTTCATCATCAAATACCCCCAACATTCCAGTTGAGTCCATAATTTCTATTCTAGACCAACCCTTACCACGTTTAATATTTTTAACAACTCCCATAAGAATATAAGCACTTTGTTCATCAAAATCTTCTATATCATCTATATAAGCATAAAAATGTGATGGAACTGTGGTTCCAAATTCTGGTAAATTAAGATATTCATATAAATTTTCTTTTACCACATCTTCATTTCTAGGATTATCTGAGAATGTTAAAGCACCAATTGCATTTAATGCTTGAACTGCTCTACTATTTATTCCACTTCTTTTTTTAGAAGCAATAGTAATAAAATTTGAATATGATTCATAAGGTCTATGTGAAATTATTTTTGATGCTACACCATCAGAGATCCATTTAACAGATGAAAGGCCCATTCTAATACCCTTGCCTTCAATTGTAAAATCAGAATCTGATTCATTAACGTGTGGTAACTTTACTGAAATATTCATTCTTTTAGCCTCAATTAAGTATTCAGTTCTAGTATCTTTATCTTGTTCATTTTTTAATAAACAATACATAAACTCTAGTGGATAATGAAATTTAAGCCATGCTGTCCAATAGGAAAGCATTGAGTATGCTACAGCGTGTGATTTATTAAATGAGTATCCAGCATGTGCTTCAAAATCGTGCCATAATTCTTCTGCTGCAAACGGTGTAATATGCTTTGATGCACCTACAACAAATTTGTCCTTAAATTCGTCAAATTCTTTTGCATCTTTTTTCTTACCAATAATTTTTCTTACCTTGTCTGCTTCTGCCATAGTCATCCCACCAAGGTACACACAGGCTTGCATAACTTGTTCTTGATACAAAACGCAGCCATATGTATCCTTAGTAAACTGTTGCATTAATGGGTGAATATATTCTGTTATTGCTTTTCCGTGTTTTCTTTGTAAATATAACTTTCCAATAGTATTCATAGCACCAGGTCTTACAAGGGCATTTGAGGCTGCTAATTCATCTAAATTAGACACTCCCATTCTTATTAATAAATTTGTATAAGGCGTTGCCTCACATTGAAACACTCCTTTAGTTCTTCCTTCAGATAACATAGCATAAACTTGTTTATCGTTTAAGTCTATATTATGTAAATTAATATCTACCTTATGTCTTTTCTTAATGCTTTTTAAAGTATCATCAATAACTGTTAAAGTTTTTAATCCAAGTACATCTAATTTAATCAATCCAATATCTGCAGCCTCATCCATATCTACTCCTACAACGGGAATTCTATCTTTTGATCCTGGTGCAACACGAGTTTCTAATGGTGCATATTTAAAAATAGAATCTTTTGCTGTAACAACACCTGCAGCATGAATACCAGTACCACGTATACGACCACGAAGTTGTTCACCATACTCTGCTACTTCTGGATATTTCATTCTAAACCATTGTGCAGTTTTATTGGTATTAAAATCATCCCAATCATCTGCATGCTTTAATACTTTATTTACATCTGATAATGGTATATTAAATGCTCTTGATACATCTCTTACAATACCTTTTCCTCTAAATTCTAAAAAGGTAGCAATTGATGCAACGTGTTTATATTCGCTTTCAAGATATGCTTTAACTTCATCACGTCTATTATCAGCAATATCTGAATCAATATCTGGAAAATCATTACGCTCTGGATTAATAAATCTAAAAAACAATAGTCCATATTTTAATGGATCAACATCTGTAATGCCCAATACATAACAAACTAATGATCCTGCTGCTGAGCCACGACCTGGACCTACTAAAATTCCTTGGCTCTTGGCCCAATTAAGCATGTTGCTTACAATTAAAAAATATGGTGAAAAGTTTTTATCTCTAATAATATCTAACTCTTCTTGCATTCTTTCTTTATATTCTGGCTTATCGTATAATCCTTTTTCTTTCATACCCTTTAAAACTAAGTCAACCAAGCCCATATGTGGATCATCTATTTTAGTAGGTAATAAGTCTAGTCCAGATTTAATATCGTAGTCTTCAATCTTGTTTGCAATCTCAATAGTATTTTCATAAATATCTTCTCTTTTAATTCCATGATTATACATAGCATTTTTCATTTCATCATATGAAAGAAGATGTATATCAAATGTTCTAAAAGACATCATCCTATCTTTACCATATAAATAGTCAAGTCTTTTCATCATATTTTCATTTTTTAAAGATTTGTCATAAGTAACATCTTTTTCTAATTTAGCGTGGGTATTAAGAATAAGCATAATTTCTTGAATTACTTTTTGATCTGGAGTACAGTGATGACAATCTGGTGTTACTATACATTTAATTTTCATATTGTCTGCAAGGTCTAATAAATTATTGTTCATTTCCTTGCTGTTGTGTGGCATAATTTCTACATAGAAATCATCACCAAATCTTTCTTTAAACCACTTAAGTCTTTCTTTTGCTACAGCATACTCGTTGTTTTCTAATGCCTTATTAATAACTCCAGATGGGCAAGCAGTTGATACTATTAAACCCTCTTTATACTTTTCTAATATTTCAAAATCTATTCTAGGTTTTTTATAAAATCCTTCTGTCCATGCTAATTCATTTAATTTGTTTAAATTATCTAATCCTTGTTGATTCTTTGCTAATAAAATAATATGGTTATATACCATATCTAATGGAGTAACTCTTTCTGTTTTATCTCTAGTATCAAATCTATTTTCAGTTATATAACCTTCTATACCAAGAATTGGTTTTATACCTTCGGCTTTTGCAGCACGATACATGGGCCTATGACCAGATAATGCACCATGATCTGTAATGGCTATGGCTTGCATACCTAATGCTTTAGCACGTTTACAATATTCTTCTGGGGTTGCAACACCATCCATTAAAGAATAATGTGTATGTACATGCAAAGGAACGTAGTTCAAACCATAGCCTTTCAGATTAATTTACCATTCCGCAGCAGTTGAAGTTGCTGGATTATCAAAACCTAGATAAAACGCTTCTTGTTCTGCGTATGGAACTTTGCGTAATGCATTTTCAATGTTTGGAAATTCATACTTTGACCAGTCAAATGGTTCAGTATCTTGTTTTAATGGAATTAAAGTATAAGTTGTTTCTGTACCTTTTCCACTTCTTTTTAATTTCCAAGTCATATTTGACAAACTGCCAGACTCTGAAGCGTATTCTCTAATGGTGTTAAATGTTGCAGATTTAGAAACTCCCATGCTCCAAATTGCAATGTATGGTTCATTAATACCGTCATCAATTAAAACACTTGTGTAGAATCTTAAACGACCGCCCCATCCTGCTTTTGGATCTTTACGGTGCATTTCTTCTGCCCAGTCTCTACCTTCTGTATCCAAAGTATCTACTGCTTTACGCTTATAGTCTTTTGGGTTGGTGTGTTCTTTGACAACTAATGCAAGACCACGCTTATCATCATAGTGTGCTGAATCTGCATCTAGTTCTGCGACAAATCTAATTTGTACGCTTTGTCCATCATCAAGTTTTAACCACTTGATTTTTGGACTGTTGCTATCATATTTTGGCTTATCTACAATAGCCTCAATATTTTTTAGTCCTCTTACAATTGACATATTTCTCCTTAATATTTGCTCTATAAATGAGCGTACCTTATTGTAGCATTGAAGACACTATGTTGTCAAATGATGATACAAATCTTTTTAAAGTTTCTTCATCTAAATCAGAAACATCTTTAATGCCGTCTGGTAATTTAGCAACTATGCACTTTCCAGATCCTAGATCTGTTAAGAGTTTATTTGACATATTTTGTCCAGCCATGTCCATGTCGCCTAATGCTATTACTTGATTAAAGTATTGTTTTAAAAGTTTTCTTTGTTCTTTTGATACCGTAGCACCCAGGGTAGCAACGGCATGCCCTCCCGCTTGTTCTATTCTTATAGCATCAAAAGATGACTCAACTACAAAAATTTTATCCACTCTTCTATTACGCCATAGGTTAAATAATGTTTTACTTTTAGGCAAGTCTATTGAGTTTTTAAATTGTTTACCTTCTATTGATCTTCCAACAAAACCTAAGCAATGACCGTCTGGTGAATGAACTGGAATAGTAACCATATCTTGTGTTAGTGAATATCCTAGTTTATATCTATCTATACTATCCTTAGTTATACCTCTATCATTAAAATATTTCATAGCCCTAGAATTTGTAAATACATTTTTATACAATTTGTTTATTAGTTTTTCATCAAAAATCTTAAATTCATTTTTATTTTTTAATGTACTAGATAATTTATCTAACAAATCTCTATCATCTTTTTTAGAATCTATAAGTCTTGCTGCTTCAAAAAAAGATTTTTGTGTAACATGCATTATTAACTCTTCTAAAGTTTTGCTTTCTTGACAAGAAAAACACCAAAATATTCCTGTTTCTTTTGATACCTCGCCTGCTGGTGATCGATAGTTATTGTGAAAAGGGCAAAAAATCATAATATCATTTTCTAATTCATAAACTATTTCTATGCCAGAAGCAATTAAAACTAATTTGACTTGATCTTCTGAGTAGTAGGTAACATTATTGGATTGTTTTTGTCTATTCCTGCTATACACTTTGCTTTATCCTTACCAACATGTACCCCGTAAATTGATAGCCTAAAATTAAATACCTTACCATTATACGACAAGGTAAAGTCTGTGTCAATATCATACCTAGGAACATATCCGTTATTTCTCATAGCGGACTCTAACATAAATATATATTGCTCTTTTAACCTAACAATTTGAGAATCATCATAAATCTCGCCTTCAAGGTCAAATTTCTTTATTGATTTGTGGCTATACATACCACAATTATATCGTCAGATTATGATTTATCCTCAAAATCCTTATATATAAATCTTCCAGAGTCAAAGTCAACATCTATCATAAAATCCCCGCAAAAGCCGTGTCTGTTCTTTCTAAAGGCACATTCTAGGATGGTTGATCCTTGTGCACGGCCAAGTGCTAGAACCCAGTCAGCATCATATGCTAATTGCTTAGACCATGCTACCTGACCAAGTGTTGGAACACTATTCATATCTGTTGCATCATCTGGTGTGGCAGAAGCAATTGCAACAATAGGAACCTGTGCAGATATAGCCAATACTTTTAATTCTCTAGAAATAGTTTTAATTTTTACTACTTCATTATCTGTTGGAGTATTTGACTGCATTAATTGAATATAATCAACAAAAACAATATCTGGAGTATACTGATCTATCTTTGCTCTTAATACAGAAGTAGATAATTCTCCTACCCCGTCATTTGAAACAATATGAAATGGTGGCATATTTTTAAGATGCTGATTACCCCAGACCGTATATTCTTGTTCATCTATAAGTCCACCACTTAATTTTCTATGAGACCACCTTCCCTGTCCCATAATTGTATATACACGATTTCTAACTTCTGTCTCTGTCATTTCAAGAGATATTACTAATGGTCTTCTTCCGTTCTTCCATGCTTGTACAGCCATAAAAAGTGCAAGCCAAGATTTACCAATAGCAGGATAGGCAAGAAGAATGCCAAACTGACCAGGAGTAACACCCGCTGGAAGATAGTTGTCAAAACCAGCAAGACCTGTTTTAATTCCATAGTTTCCTTTCTCGTTTAATTCTTTAATATGGCTAAAATGCGAAATAGCATCTTCCATATCTGTAGCATCAATATCTCTTATATCAGCAGTAATCTTTTTTAATTCAGATGTTTTTGATATAAGATTATTTAAAGCATCATTAGGTTTATTATCTTGTAATTGTTTTGCAGTCGACATCAAAGTACTACTTAAACTATCTTGTAAAAATGATGTTCTTAATTCTTCAAGATGATATTTTGTATTGCCTATTTCTCCAATTGGGCTGAAGTCTTTAAACTTCTCAACAACTAATTGAACTGTAGGTACGGTTGAATTTTGTTCACTATAATCTCTAATAAAATGCCAAATATCTCTGTGTGTTCTAAATAATTGATCTGGATTAGCCTGAAGCAACACATATATTTGTTTATCTTTTAATACTGCCGAAAGCACCTTTGCTTCTAATTCTGCTGACATTACTTTAACCACTCTCTTGCTTGTTCTCTTAAAATTCTTCTAACCCTACTATCTTCTTCTTTAATTCTTATAGCCTTATATATTTTATCAGCATTATTTTTAAACCATACCCAAGAAGGTGTAATTGAAACACTAAAATAGTGATCCATTAATTTATAGCACCCGTCAAAAGTATAGGAACTAATTAGTGCTTGTGCAGCATGCTGCTCTGTGTAGCCATTTATATTATCATCTAAACCTTTTTCTTTTAAACGTTTTCTGAATTCGTTTAGTATGATATGGTTTTGTTGACTTTTTGTTAACTCTTTTTTAGTCACTACTCTAGTTCTTTCTTGGCCTCATCAACTTTTTTAATAACAGTATCTTCTACAAATTTATACACACGTTCCATTGCTGCACTCTCATCTTCGCCTTCTCGCAAAAAATCATTGCATCCAATATCTACTCTTAAACTTTGAAAGTTTCCTAGATTAAGTGTGTATCCCAATGTAACACTAACTGATGTTTTATCTGACATAATCACCACGTTTCCTCTGCCCAGACAGGAATAAAATCCCCGTCTTTAGTTCTTGTATATAACATAATAGCATCTCCGATCAAAGAACGCAACTCTTTTTCGGTAGGAATATTTTTCCCTGCGGTTATCTTACCATCTTTTCTTGGTCTTCCCACGTGAATATTAGATATTGCATCTCTAATCTTAAATAAATCATCTTCTGAATAGTATGACATTTTTTGCCATTGTCTATTTCCCCCTATCGTAGCACCAGTTGGTTTTGGTATTAATTGAGCATTAATCATTCTTTCAAATTGTATTCTAGATCTATTAAAAATTTTTATTGTATTTCCAAACGTAAATGCCCTTTTTCTATGTTTTTTTAAATCTGACAATAATAATGACTGCTCTTTATCTTTATGATAGTTATAAATATATCCTATATTATTGGCTCTATTAGAATGAATAACTTTTATAAGTTCCCCGTTTAAAAAATATATATTTTGACTTGGTTTTATAGAGGATTGCCACTTCTTTTGGCTCTCGTCTTCTCTACGTTCATTATCCATCGTATTCTCTCATCAAAACTACTAGGGTTGTGATACATTTCCCTTCTTCCACATTTTAAACAATAAAGTTCTAAATGATCTACTGTTAAAAATACTCTATCCACCAACATCTTAGCAGAACATTTTTTGCATGTCAAGGCTTCTTTTACATTCATTTAAAAATTATACCAGACTAGGCTAAACCTATTGCTATGAGGTTAATTTCTATATTAACCGAACCAGTACTTCCAGAAGGAAATTTTATTAGTCCTTTTGCACTATCTCTTGTTACGTCTGTTAAAACCGCTGTAGCACCATTGGCACCAGACACTGTGCTTGTCTTATTAGTAATTCCAACAATTGCGACTGGGGCAGAACCAAAAACTGGATAAGAAAATGAAAACTTTTCTTCTGGTGAAGTTGTAATGTTATTAATAGATATTGATTGTGTTTCTGCATAAAATTTTAAAGATCCAGTACTGGCCTTTACTTTGTTGATGCTAGATTGAACAGCCGTATTTTGTGCTGTTTGTAGGTCTCCAATTGCTTCTACAATAGAAGAAAGCAAGGTTACGTCTATTGGTTGACCACGATTTGGTGTGTTTATAGTTGCCATGTTATCTCCATTATATCACTATAGGGTTATTACATCTGTTTCAAATAATTTGTATATGTCATCTTCTATTGGTGGTAGGGGATAAGACGGCATTTGAACTTTTATCTGAACATAATCTGCTGTTACTGGAACATTTATAATTGCACTATTTCCAGTAATTCTTTTTAAAAATTGATATTGTCCTGTTTGATCCCAATCTATAAAAACATCATGATTTTCAACATCAGTTAGTGGCATAATATCATCCCAAGATAAAGTAATAGTTTTAGTACCATGTGTTGTTGTTGCTATATCATAAGCGTATGAAGCACTTGCTGCTGCTACTTGACCTACACTGTCTAATACAAAAACTGGAGACCATTCTGAAATTTCATTGTAGTCTTTAGTTGTTATTCTAAATCTCACTTTATGCTTACCGTCTGGACCAGGGTATGGTAATTTTCCAACTGGAATAATAACTCTAGGCATTATGAAACACCTATACCAAATCTATATTCAATAAAGTTATTTGTATTTTCTTCTTTCAATACTGGATAGCCATCATTAGTAGTTATAACATTATATCCTACTAATGAATATAGGGGGTTGGTTGCAGTAACATTGTCTATTCTAATACCATCAAATACAAAGAAATAGTTATTATCCGTTACTCCAAGATTTGACATTGATGCATAAATTTTAATTAAATTAATGTTGGCCCATGAAAAATTAGGATCTGTAGAAAATTGAGATATAGTCTTACTTAATACTTGATATCTATTTGTTCCTACTGATACTGTATCTGTAAAAAATTCTGCGTATGCTTTAGGTGGTTCTGTTTCAATATTTGGTAAGTTATTAACAAACTCTAGTAATATTCTAATATCATCTGGTGTGTCATTTGAATTTGTATATCTACCCATTATGCTAAATGCTATTTTTATTTCATCATCTGGAAGATTTTGACTTAAATCAATATTAACATTTGAATTTTGTAAATATTTGGAACCAGCCTGTGCTACAAAATTTGAGTTTAAATTTGCTGCTGCTGCATTAACAAGCATGGCTCTATTTAAAAATCTTGGTGGTTCTTGTTTATCTTTTCTATCTGTATTATCAAATATTGTTGAATCTGAATTTATAAAAACAAATTCTGGAGTGCTTGAATTTACACTTGCTGTTGTATTACCTTGATCAATTGGAGTATTTGGATATGGTACTGTTGAAGCACTAACTCCATCTGAATATGTCCACGGTTCCCCTGGCGAAAAAGTAATTAACATTTTGCTATCATATCTTCCTGCCACTACGTTGTTTGCACCTGGGAAAAGTCCTATTTCTGTAATCTTATATCTTTGATCATTAGGCATCTGTGCTTTAAAAACTAATTTTTCTTCTGCTCCATCTTTAACAAAACCTCTAGATAATATTGGAACTCTAAAAACTTCAAAGTCAAGAGATTTTTTTCCAGCAGGTATTGATGCTGATGCACCAGTTATTAAGGCTTCTGGGCCTACTCCAGCCGCAATATGGGTTGCAAAACTAGGTGCTTGCCCAAGCATATATTTAGCAATAATTTGCTTTCCATCGTTAGTAATCATTATCGCACCTCTACAATTGTACCATTTGTGTCTATCTCAATTTCTACTAGTTCATCTGAGGTAATATTAATTAACTCTACTATTAAATTACCAATTGCATCTATGTATATATAACTATCTAAGCCCCTATCCTCTAAATATTCATCTCCTGGGATTTTATTTTCAAGTTTAATAGAAAATGCATTGTATAAAGAATCGTCAGATTTCTGAGATGATATTAAATTTGATGGATCATATGCTTTTTTAATTGCTGATAAATTAGAGATTATATTATAGTATGGATTAATTCCATCTACAGTATCATGTCTTGTAAATTTAGTTAATTCTACCGCCCCTAATTTTTCAAATACTAAAAAGGCTATTTCAGCAACATCATTAATATCTCTACTTAGTGATATCACATTGTCTTTATTGGGTATTTTGTTAGAGGTAGAGTCTCCAGCAGATGTATAATCATATGTATCTACTGGAATGCTATTAGTTATAACGCTAGTTTCTTTTGCTAATTTTAATTTATAGTCTTCTATGTATTTACCAACATCTTTAAGTTTATACCCTGCTACTCCAGCCTTATCTTTTAGTGCTGCCTGTTTTACTGCCTCTCGCTTAATAACTTCAAGTTCTGCTTTACTGATTCCTTTTCCAGTTTTTGCAGCCTGTGAAATCATGCTAGTAATAAATTTTGATTCTTTACTATCTAATTTACCTTTCGTAGATGATAAAGCAGCATTTACTTGTTTAACAACGTTTTTAGTTGTACCAGCACTACCACCTTGCTTGCCACCACTTTTTGGTGCAGAAACTTTGTTTTTAGCCATTTACTTCAACCACCTTTATTATGCTAGAAGGACCTTCTGTAGATCTAGCATATTGTATTTCGGAAACAACAAATTGTTTACTTGTATCTACAAACTTATCTCCACTTGGCATAGTATAATCTATTGTAACAATATCTCCTAGTTGCAAATGTGATGTTGCAAATACTTCTAATAGTATAATTCTTCTTGGTGTTATTGTTTTAGATAGTACCCACCCAAGTAGATTTTTAGCCTGATCTTCGCTTTGTACATATAGAGTGTCTAATACAAATTCCTGTCTACCGTATTTAGATCTACTTATCTTAACATCCTGATAAATTTTTTCCTGTTTTCCAGGGGATAGTATTGTATTATTAACTATAATTGGATCAGAGAAACTTGATCTTTCTTGATAGTAACTATCAGCAGTTAATGTATTTGATGTATTTTGTGTAAATGTAATTCCTATAACCTGTAAATAATTTCCTGATGTTTCATCAAGTACAATCATTTTATCTGTTGTATTAAATACTAAAAATTCTGCACCGTAGGCATCTGCATAGAATCCAGAAGTTACGTATGTCTTCTCGTTACTAAATATAGGCTTGAGCATTGCTCTAAATGCTGGGTATGCCTTATCGTATCTAATATTAAAATATGCACACTCTCTTAATATTGTTCCAAATTCATCATAGTAAATAGCATACTTAGGTGCTGTTTGAGTTCCAACACCACTTAGATAGGCATCTTGAATAAATCCAGATAATGAATATTTTTTAAGAGCATCTGACGATGTTATTTGTTTTGCCCCAAATACCTTTGACACATCTTCTACAATAGTAGTTTTATTTTGAGATTCTTGATTTTTTAAAGCATAAATATTTTCAAACATACATTTTGATTTAGATCTAATAAATAGTGCCATATTGTTATATTTAGGTAAAGGACTTCCATCATCAACCGTTGCAATCTGTGTTCCATTTAGATATAAATAAAATCTTCTAGTCGAACCAATGTCTTTATATTCGATTGCTAAGTCATATATAGTAGGGTTTGCTTCATTAGAAACTCTGTCCTGTCCTACAAACTTACCTTCGTCTACTAAAATCTTTGATAGCCCACCCCATAGTTTTACTGGCATTGCTATTTCATTTCCGCCAGACACTCCTCTAACGACTTTATAAAATAGAATATTATGCAGTACTGATGATTCTTCTCCAGTATCTCTATCTTTTAAATTATAATTTTGTAAGTTATCAGTACTTAGTGTACATATTTCAAAGTAATATCCATTAATATTATCTGAGTCAAGCATTATTGCTACCCCGCCCGATCCACCAGTAAGGGTAACGTTTTCTGAACCTATTGGAGATGGAACAACATAGTATTCACTAGCATTAGTTGCTGTTTGAGTAGTAGAATTGGCTTCTTTTCTTCCTATAACCCTCATTCTTGTTCCAAAATGTTTATAGTCTGAATCCAATGTTTTTTTAACTAGACTAATATTATCTCTATTTATGGTGCCTACTGGTCCATTAAAAACTAATGCTGAAGATTGAACTGTTCCTTTTGATGTAACTTTTAATGTTTTTACCGTATCGTCTGATGGTATGTTTTCTCTTTGAAAGTTTGCTATAACACCATTAACTACAGATGTTTTAGCAACGGCTTTTCCATCTTGCCAAGATTTAACTCCTGCAGTGCCTTGTGGAGGTCTAGTAATTTTTTCCGTAGGCGTAGTTGTAAATAAATAACTAGAATCCATTTTGTATCCGTCTAAATTATTAACATCCGACCAATAAGATCTTAATCCAGCAGGGTGCTCTACTAACTTAGTTCCAAATTGTGCTCTTCCACTTTTTCTTACAGCACCATTTTTATAAACAGTTGTATATGTAGCACTTGCATTTATTACATCTTCATAATATGGTTCTGAATAAATTCTTATTAATCCAGTAGGGTACATCTTTCCATTAAATGGTAGATTGCTGAAGTATTCTTGATATTCTATTTCATCTGTTATCCATTCAGTTCCTATCCCTGGAATTGTATATTGAATGGCATCGTATTTTATTATTTCACCATTAGCATATAAGTAGCCTTGTAATTTTGGTAGCCAATATACATTTTCTCCTAAATCTATTGTGTTATATAATATTTGATTATTTTCAACATATGGATCAATTGCTGGTATTGTAGAACCTAGTGCAACTGCACCTAACGTATAAGTTCCAGTTTTACTTTTTTCATTTATAGTTTTATAATTAGTTTGAGAAGGAACTTCCCAAAGCACTACTGGCTGATACCCATAAGTTCTATCTTCATCTAGATAGATTGCTTGTTTTAATGAAATAGGTGCCCTTTGTACATACCTTGTAATATAGTTTACCTTACCATCGTTAATAACTTTAGTTTGACTATCTTTTATTTCAATAACATTTGGCAATACTGAGTTGGTTGGTTGGCCAAGCATAACCATATCTGTGGCCCTAGTTCCAGCATCAGGTAATAAATACTCTTTACTCATAACAACAAAATTATTGTACTCATCAAAGAACATTGCAGTTTGAGTTGCCGTAGCAAGTCTTTGTAATACTCCCGCAACGTTTGCTTCTGGCTCAACAAAAAAGTAAGGAATGATTGGATCTGTTTTGCCACTAATATTTTTAAATACGTAATTGCTAAAACCTATATTATCTAACAATGATGCTACTGCAAAAGTTAATGATACATTTTGAAAAAATAGTGCTGGGCACGACTGTGTTTCAAACTTAAAAAATGAATCACGAAGTGTTAAGTTAACATCTATAAGACCACTGCCACCTTTAGGAAACTCTTCTACATACATACTTTTTATAGGTATATATTTGTCATAGTTGTTTACATTCTTAACAATCTCATAAAAATCTATTCTTGTATTAGGATTTAATAGATTGGATATAATACTACCCTGGTTATTTTCCATTAGGTTTTGATCACTAAAGGCAAAGTCGTGATTCATTATTGTCATGGAACCATTAGATACTGATATGTTCCCTACTGGAAGTCCAGCATTATCGTTCAATAAACTCTTTGTAATTTCAAATCCTAAAACATAGTCTGATATATCTGCTGTAAGCCTTGGACTTAACTCTATGAGGTCAAAAGAGGTATCTGGTGCATACATAGTATCAACTTTTAATCTAAGACCCTTTAGGAAAACTATGTCTCTAAATATTACCTTGCCACCATCTATGTAATACAATGGGTTAGTTAATGATCTAATTGTGCCTATTTTTTTAGTGTTATCATCTTCTAGTAATTGAAACTTATATTCTACTGTATAAGTTTTCCATTCATAATCTGTTTCATCCCACACCTTTAAATCTCCAGCATTAGTTAAAGATGCATTGATAATGTATGATTCTCCTGTGACAGTACCATACGCAGGAAGTTGAGTTGCATCATCTAAAATATCAACAAAATAAAATTGACCTATATATTTATCTGGAATAGATAGTCCGTAAAATAACTCTACATACCCATCCCACTTTACTATATCTGTTCCGTCTTTTCTTACTGAGTTTTCATCAAATGATATAGCATTTATCCAATTATTATCATTATCCAAATATTGAATAGACCATCTTTTAGGAATACTTGATTTATTTCTATCCCCCAGTGGGTCTACTATAACCTGACCATCTTGATTTTTTAAATTAGATAATGGTGTTTCTGAAAGATTAGTTTGCATTTTAAGTACTATTCTGTTAGAAGCAACATCTTCTTTATATACAATAAATGGACATGTATCTGTTATTTCATATCCTATAGAATTTGGATCAGTTCTTTTTGATATACCCCTTTCAATTCCATCTTCTATTCTAAATGAATTCCAATATTTGAATGTATCATTTTTAGAAGCAAGATAATATCTAGGTCTTCTTCCAGATCTTAACTCATCAACGTATTTTCCAGTATCAAAGAACAATGGTTTATTAATACCCGACCTAGGTCTAAATGAATTAAAACATTGTCTTAGGTCATAATATAATTCTCTATTAACATCTGGTGTAGAAAATACTATAGGGTTATCATTTTCATCTAATACATTTTCAGAATCTACTATAGACTTTGTTCCTTCTGTATAATAGTCTCCTAGGTCCTGTGGGTCATATGATAACGGTAATGTTGAATATATAGTTGCAGTATTAGGACGGTATCTATAATTTCCATAATTTTGTATATTTTCAAAATCATTCAAGTTCCATTCTGCAATAACTAATGACTCTGTTTTTATTGTATTTTTAGTCTCTATATAACTTTTTAAATCGGAATCTACAAACATTAAACTTCCTCAACTGATACTGATATATTCCAAAAATCAAAATTTGATCCACCACGTTTTATAATATTAAAATTAAATGAAGAAAAATAAACTTCTATAACATCGTTATATTGATGTAAATGATCATACTCATCTACTTGTCCTGCAAATTTATCATGTCTATCATATGACATAAACATATAAAAAGATCCTGGATTGCTTTCATACCACTTTACTATATCAACACCTCCAGCACCACCGTCAGTAGTATATTCAGTTAATCCAGATGCTGGTATTCCGTTAGCATTAAAGTTAGGATTTCCACTATACGACCTTGATGGTAACATGTCCCAGTCCCAGGAAACAGTTAACTTATCTGCAATATGATATGAACGCATGTTGCCATTTATCATTCTTTTTCTATTTTCAATTCTTTGTGATCCAACCGCTATTTCACTTCTGTTATGGTCTGACAATATAATAAAATCTGTTCCCTCTGTTCCATTTGGAACAACCAATCCACCACTTGTTATTCCTGAATTATTAGACCATGCAATAGCCTGTGGCCTAGTATAAGCCCATCTATTTTGCATATATGTTGAAGTAGCCATTAGTATCTATTTCCTCTTATTTCTCTACCTTGAGTCATTCTAATCTTGTTAATTACAACATCAGCAATTTCGTTTGGAGATGATGTAGTATTAGGTACATTAACGTTTACACTATAATTATACACTGGTGAAGATATATTAGACACAACATTATTTGGAGAACCTACCGATGCTTCTGGCATTCCAAAAGATCCAACATTAGGAAATACGTTTCCATTTAATGCTTGTAACAAAGGCATATTTGCTTGAGCAACAGATTTTCTAACTACAAATTCTCCAGGGGTTAGTAGTGCTGGAACTTTGTCTGTTATACCCATTCCTGGCACAATACTTCCTGTAGCCATTTTTAACGCTGGAGGTGCTTCTTTAGAACCACGATACATCACTCCACCAAATGCTTTCTTTATTATTTCGCCACCAGTATTTACAGTTTCAAACTTTGCACCCCAATTTTTTGTAGCAATTGCTTTTGCAATTTCATATTGAGCCATCAATTTCTTTCTTAAAGATTCAGCAACTCCAACTTGTTTGCCCATTTCTACAGTTTGTTGTGCTGTTTGTAATGCAATTTCGTCATTAAGAGTTTGAACTTCTTGTTGTAATAAATACTTTTCTTCTTCTTTTAAATAAATTTGATCTTGTAATACAAGTATTTGTTGGTCTCTTTGATACATTCTTTCTTCTATTACGTCTATACTTAATTCTATTTGTTCCCTAGTCATTAGTTGACCATTAACAGAAACAGTCAATGCTTCGATTTCTTGTTTACGTTGTAATTCTAGTGCTGCCCTTGCATCTTCAATTTGTGTTTGAGCAAAGTTTGCAGTCATTCCAGCAGCGGCTTGTGCTGCTGCTCCAAAATCACCAGATGTTAATGCACTAGCAAGTGAAATTCTATCTTGATTTTGTTGAGCAATTCTATCGTTAATCTTAGATACTCTATCTAATGATTCAAATCTCTTGTCATATTGATTATTTACTTCGCCCTCTTTTTTACTTAATTCATTTAATGCTCTTTGTCTAAGGGCAATATCTCTTTGATCTAATTCATTCTTTCTTCTAATAGTAGATATCTGTCTATTAACAGCATCAATTGTTCTATCAATAAATTCTATTTGTTTATTATACATATCTATACCCATTTGTCTAGGGTCTTTATATATATTTGCAAGTACCTTGGCCTTATCTGCTTCTTCATTCATTTTTTGAATTAGGCTACCCGACTTTTGTGCAAGCAGGGCTTTTGCTTCTGCAGCACTGAGTGTTGCAGCAATTTCTGGTCTTAATCCAGCGGCAATAAGTTTTTGTGACGCTCCTATTAATGTATTAGTATTAGCAATTTGGTCTTTAATTCTTTGTAATGGATCTTCTCCACCACCTCCACCAGTGCCAGCACCTTTTATTCCAGCACCAGCATCTTTACCTGCCTTTTCTAAAATATCATATGCTGCAATTACTGCAGCCATACCAACATTTTCTCCACCCTTGGCCTTTTCTATAAGTGCTAATGCAGATGCAACCTCTGGGTTTGCAACACTCATTGTTAAAATTGCATCTAACTCTAAATCTTCAAACTTATTTCCAGTTGATAAATAGTGCTCTAATAATTTTTTAGCAGTTGCATTCTCTCCCATATAAGTTGTTATAACATTCATAGCAACTTCTTTGGTTATATTTTTTTGGTCTGATAGATAATCCAATGCCTTTTGTGCATTAGTTGCCTGAGCCGTAAACAATTCTAATTTTTTAGGATCTCCAATTAATGTTGCTATATCTACATCTGTTTTAAATTTTTCTGGAACTGCGGATAGTCTATCAAGTGCTTGTTGATAATTATTAATTTCACGAACAGATTTTCCAAGTATATTTCCTAGATCTCCACCTAGTGTAAAATATTCTTCTATAGTAAGAAGTGTTGTTGGATCTAATGCAAATAAATCTCCAATTCTTTCTGATACCACGTCTGCATTTTCTAATGTTGATAATGCTAAACTTAACTCTGGAGCAAGAGTTTGTAGTTTTGTTTCTGCTAATAATCCTTTTTCTGTTTGTGCTGTAGGAACTGTTTGAGTAACTCCATATCTTTGTATTTGAGTTGTTGCAGCACCACCTCTAGAAACTTTATCTTGAAAATCTCTTATTTTTTTAGCATCTTCTGGAGAAAAATTTTCTAACTTTGTTTCAAAACTTGTTTTTACTTCATTTCTAAATTCGTCTACTGCATTTTTCATTCCTTCTGTATCATTAATAAATTTTTCAGAAATAGCAGTCATTGCATCTTGTGTTACTTTTGCAGAATCTAAAGTGATTTGTGTTTTTTTAGTTATAAACTCACTGTAAGTAATATTTCCTTTTTCTAATTCTAATTTTAATAAATCTATTTGTTCTTTAGTAATTTCTAATGTTTGAAGTGCTTGAGTAGCAATTGTCTTATTAAATAAAGATTCAGTACCTCCGCCAAAAAGATTTGCTGATATTTTTTGAAATATATTAGTTTTTGACCATTGGTCTGCAACTATTTTTTCTGTAGCAGCAAGATCTAATTTAGGTTTAATTAAGGAATTTATTTGTAATATATTGTCTGCCAATTCTTCTCCATTTGGTCCAGCCAGCCTAGATATTTTTGCAGCAACATTAATTCCTATACTTTGATCATTTAATTGAGTTCCTATGTCCATAGCAATTGCTCTTGCTTCTTCTGCAGTAATTGATTGAGTTACTACTCCTCTTAACAATTGATTTAATATGGCATCGTTTCTTGACTGTGTACCTCCAGTTCTTGATACTGTTTGGAGATCGGCAAGCATTTGTTTGCCAGCATCTCCTTGAAGAAATTGTGTACTAAATTGTTTTGCTTCTTGTGAAATAGGTGCACCAGAAACTAACTCTGCTCTTCTTCTAGATAATTGTTGTTGAACATTTTCTCTTCCAAAAGTTGCAGCAAATTCAGACATTTTATTTGAAGATCCATATAGTGCTTCTACGTATTGTTTACCAGATTCTGAAACATCTTTTCCAGTTTTATTCATAATGCTAACTAATGTTAATATTGCTCCACCAGCACCAAATGCTCCTAGTAATCTTGGTCCTACAACTTTAGCAACTTTTCCAATTATTTTAAATTCGTCTGCAATATTTACTGTTCTTCCTGTTAACAATTTCATTGCTATACCAGTTGCTTTTGATGCTGCAGACATACCAACCATACTTGCAACTAGAGATTGCATTATTCCCATATTTCCACCAAACATAAAAGGTAGCGATCCACCAATCATTCCAGCAACATTTCTTGCTGCACCATATCCTCTAGGTGCACCACTTACTGCACCACCCATTTGTGAAGTTGTGCCTGTTGAGGATGTAGCAACACCAGAACCAAAAGTAAAAGGTGATCCAGGTTGCACAACTCTTTGTTGCTCATTTATTCCAAAATATTGCATTCCTTTAACTTTTCCACCAACATTTAATTTTTGTGAATTAATAGAATGTAACAAACCTAAGTTATTTTTTGTTGCTTCTTTATTTACTACGAATTCCCCTGGGGTTAACATTGCAGGAACGGTATCTGTATTACCAGTACCTGGAACTATATTTCCTCTATTTAATTTTAATTTAAATGGTCCAGATACATTTGATCCTACATATTCATTTTTATTATAAACATTTGCTCTCATATCTGGATCTACATCTACCCAGTCGTATTGATTAGTTCTAGTATTTAATCCACTGCCTGTATTATATGAACCCATTCTTTGCATTCTAAGTCTTCCATTATTATTAAATAGCCATGCTTCGTATGGTTGTCCACCTTCAGGATGAATTAAATAAATGCCATCAGAGTAGTTTTCATTCTTAAATACATCGCCCATCCGTGGATTTTTACCAAATACCGATTTAACTCCGCTTCTAGGTGTTGGTGTACGCAGTCCAAATGCTTTTAATGCATCATCTGCATAAAGACCCATTGATTGAGCAATTTCTTTTGCTACTCCACCTTTGTTAGCGGTGGCTACTTTTGTACCACTGCCTTTATTAACTGCCTCAACAATTTCTTTTACTTTTGCTCCATAATATGCTAATCTATTTCTAGCACCAACTTTTGCTACTGTTGAATTTTGAATTCTTCCATCTTTAGTTAATATTTTTTTCCAGAATCCTTGTCTTGCTTCTGGTTTAGAAACATCGTGCCCGTTAGCCGCTAAAAGTATTCTCCACAATTGTTTACCTTTAGCACCTTCATCTCCACTCAATATTTTTTCTAAATCTATATTATTGTTTACTGCATATTCTTTCATAACTTTATTTTCTCTAAAAAAGTTTACTAGATCTTGAACTCTTGGTGCTCTTTGATTTGAGTATGAATTAACTTCTTTTAAGAAATCACTTAATACTCCAGTACTAAATGGCTTTGTTGCTTCTTTATATAATGATTCAAACTGTACAGTATTTGCTTTAGGACTGTCTGTAATTAAGGTGTCACCAAGACCTCTTAATTGTTCAACTAAATTGCTATATGTTTTAGGTAGTGCTTTTTTGTAAGCATCTTTATATTTTTTTCTTCCTACTTCACTATCTGCTGCTTCAAAATCTACATATTGTGCAAATTGTGCATCAAGATAATCAAAAATACCCATTCCCTTTTCTTGAACCTCTGCAAGTAATTTTGATGCTGGAATACCTTGACCACGCATCAAACCATTAGTATCAGCACTAAGTTTAATTACGCTATTAGTTAGTTCTTGAACTGGAAGTCCAGTTTTTGAAAAATTATACCCCATCCAATTTTTAACAATTGCAATTTTTGGTGCAGTAGTATGTGCAGCATTAAATTTTGATAGTCCCTGACCTTTAAAGAAATCATTTTTCTTTGCTGAGGTAGTTAAGCCTAAATTAACTGCCATCTGTATTAAATGCTTACTCTTTAACCTATTTTCTGGATGACTGTCTTGAAAACTTCTAGCCGCTTTACCTAATTCTAATATTCTTTTTTCATCCATTCCAGATTTTGTATATTGTTCAAATAATACTCTTAGTTGTTTATAACTTGTTTTATCTATATTCCCTTGATGTCTTCCACCAGAAAAGTTTAATCCATTATTTAAAATAAAGTCATCAAATGAAAGTTGAGTTTTATTTCCATAGAACATTTTTCCTACATTTGCTACCCCGCCACCCTTATTGTATCTTTGTGCATTGATGGCATTTAATAGTCCCATATTGTTTCTTGTTGATTCCTTATTTACTACAAATTCTCCTGGGGTAAGCATTGCTGGTACCGTATCTGTATTTCCACTACCTGGAACTATGCTTCCTTGATTTAATGTGAATACCTTTCCACCTTTATTTCTACGTAAAATTCTTTTATTTGCTGGAGCATTTTTTGCTAATTCTCCTGCAGCAGCACCAGTAGCAAAGAAAGCACCTTGAGTATTTTTTGCTGCAACTTGTTCTGCAATTAATCTTTGATATGAAAGAGTTAAGTTATCTATGGCTAGTTTTGCATTGTTTGCACTACCAACTTGTCTAAGTAACGCTTCATTTGCAAACGATGTTGCACTGCCTAATTGTCTTGCTGCATTTGCTGCATCAATTTCTGAAAGACTTAAATATTTACCTGACTCAGTTAAAGATTTTATTGCTGCAAGTGGACCTTTTCTTAGTAAAGTTACTCCAAGCATAGTTACGCTTTGACCCATTTTTGCTAAAGTTCCTATTAAGTTTGCAAATAAACCAAACATCATTGTTGCTGCTGGAATCAATAAACCAACAATAACTGTAGCCAAGGCTGCAAAATGCTTAGCACCTTCTGGTAGTCTATTAAAAGATTCAACTATTTTACTTAAAAAGTTAACTATAGGAATAGCCATTTTAGTAAATAGTTCTCCTATAGGAGATATTGCTAATTTTAATCTTTCTATTGCTGCAATTAATTGAACACTAAATGCCTGCTCTACTACCTTTAATTCTTTTTCAGCACTTGCTGCCAATTGTTCTGTTGAGTAGCCCATGGTTGCAATAACTTGTTGTGCTTGAGATCCATCTCTAATAATATTTTCAAATAAAGCACCAAGTCTTGCGTATTGATATTTTCCAAATAAAGTTTCTAGTACTTGCTGTTGTTGGAACTCACCCAAGGTGGCTAGTGCTGTAGAGAAAGCCGTAACAATACCCATTAGGTCGCCTTGATTTTGTTGAACTATTGCATTAATATTAATTCCTAAATCGCCAAGTTGTTTGCTTGCTTCCTTACTTGGATTAATTAAAGATCCAAGACCTGACTTCAAGGCGTTTGCACCCTGTTCTGCTGATACTCCACCTTCTTGCATTGCTGCTAAAAATACTGTTAAGTCTTTTACATCTCCACCTAAACCTTGAATAACTGGTGCTACACGTGGAATAGCAGATGCTATATCTTGTAAACTTACAACAGTTTGGTTTTCAACCATGTTAAGGTAATTAATTGTGTCTGACAATTGTTGTCCAGAAAGTCTAAAAGCACTTTGTAGTGCAATTGTTGTTTCAAGTGCAGAGTTTTGATCCATTTGACCAAGTGTTGCTAGTCTAGTAGATTCTCTTACTGCATCTGTTAATTCACCATTTCTTCTACCTGCTGCTGCAGCCTGTGCTGCTAATGACATAGTATCTTTTGCTGCTATACCATATTTTGTAAATTCTTTAGATAGTCCTTCTACTGCTTTTAAGTTTTCTTGTAATTCCATTGGAGTTGTAAATATATCTCCATATACTTTTTTAAATGCTACCGCTTGCATTTCTAAATCTCTAAATACCCTGCCAGCAGTTGCACCAAATATAGTTAAAGGAACTGTAAAACCAACCATTAATTGACGGCCAGCCCATTGTACGTTTTTACCAAAATTAATTAATTGAGTTGTACCTTGTCTAAACATAGATCCAAGAATTTGTGTTCTTTGAGATGCTATTGAAAGTTCTGAGGAAAATGCTGTTAAAGGTCTTATTGCAAGTGCATCTTGCATTCCTTTTGATGCCTTACCAGTTGCAATAAACTGAGTTTGCATTGTACGTGCACGTTCTGAAGCAAGAGCAAATGTCTCTGCAGCGATTGCACTTCTTTTATTAAATGCAGCACTAAAAAATTGACCTAAAGTGGCCTGACCTTTTCTTAGTGTTGAATCAAGAGCATTGGCAGAAGTTTGCATTCTGACAATCTCAGCACGAAACATTCCAGTGCGATTGACAGCATCAGCAAGACTCTCTGCCCATACTTTAGATGCTTGACCTTGTACTTTTTGATTTTTATTAAGGGTAAGATTAAAAGCATTTATTTGTTGCTGTAATCTTCTAAGTTCAGCAGCAGCACCACTAGTATTAATATCAATGTCAATACTAGTTTTAATAATTTCTGCCACTAATCAATCACCTCATAGTCTAAACCTTCACCAATTCCAAAACCAGCCCTTTTTGCAGCCGCTCCACTTAGCGATACTATATCATTAGGGTCTTGTGTTTTGCCCTTGCTGAAAGCCTTGGCTTTTATTCTTTCCCAAGCCTCTTGACCTTCGGACGAGTTATTCTTATCTATATCGACACCTTGTATTGCAGCAAAGAATTTTCTACTTTCGTGATCTTCTTTGTTTTTTGCTCCTAGTATTGCTACTAGTTCTGGTATTGATATACTTTCCTCTAGTTCTTCGTAGTTTTTCCAAAAACCTAGAAGAAATATTTTAGATTCCAGTTCGGCTAGATCTAGTTCGTCCCAACTAGAGCCGCCGCTAGTGCGTTTGGGTCGTTCAACTTAATACCCGCAGCCACTTCAATTATTTTATATACAGTAGGTAAATCAACAACATCTTCCAGTTTATCTTTATCTGCTAACTCTGGTTTGTATTGTTTCATTGCTATTACTGCACAATCTAATAGTAAATCCATTGATTTAATATTATCTTCTGATATCTTTTCATCAGAAATTTTTTGAAACTCTTTCATAAAATCTCTCAAAATTTTGATTTTAAGAGGTTTCATTTCTACTTTAGTTCCGTCTTGTAATTCGATCTCTACAACTTCATAAACGCTTGTTGCCATCTAAGCCTCCTTAAGACTCTATTAAAAATTATAGCATAAAACAGGCTTAAATTAAGGATTTAGCATACTCTATTGCTAATTTTGCATCTGGGCCATCATTAAAATTTATAGGGTATTGATCATCATTAGGCCCATCAAAAGTTGATTTAGAATTAACTGCTTCTGCTATATCTCTTAAGGACACGGTATTATTTGCACCTATTTCATATACCCCTCCAGGCCTATCTATACTTTTACAAATATATTCACCTATCCAGTCTACATTTACATAGGCTGATTTTGTATCTATATCATAATAAACATTATTTCCATAGACTATGTCATGAATAATATCTTGGGTTCTATTTCCTCCGTATATAGGTCCAACTCTAAATACTACTCCACCCTTTTCTAATACAAGTTCTTCGCACATTTTTCTATGATCACCGTATGGGGTATCTAACTGAGTTCTACAAGATATGCTAGATATCAATATAATTTTTCCAGAGTATTTAGATAGTATCCTCTTAGTATTATTTACAGTATTTTCAAAATCTTCTTTTGTATGTGTATTAGCATAAAATCTTTTAGCAGGATTTGCAGAATGTATAATTACATCAAATTCATCTTTAGTTATGGTATTTCTAAATATAGGGGTAGAGTCATAGTCTTTTAATACATTATATATAGAACTTCCTATATACCCGCCAGCCCCTATAACTCCTACTTTCATTTAGGGTCTACTAATGGTTGATGAACTATTGGCCTTTCGCATGAATCCCAGGGTTTGGTTAATAATGAAAGGCATGTTGAAAACTCTAAAGCATTTGTAGCATGTGGTACTCCAAGAGGTGTTCTAAAACAGAATCCTCTTCCGCCAACCATACTTAATTGTTTGCCAGTTTCTAAATCTTGTGTTGTTAGTAATATCGATCCTTCTGTTACTAAAAAGTATTCTATAAATTCTGGATGATAATGATTGCCTCTAGTTTGATGTGGATAAAAATATAACATTGTAAATTCTTTAATGTCTTCTTGTGTTACCCAACTTAATATTGCACCTCTACCATCTGTTACTGTAGAGTGATTTACTCCTGGACTTAATATTTCTAATTGTCCCAGGTACATTGACATACTATGCCTTTCTATTAATTAATTATTGTAGCACAAAACCCACCCCCTATCTAGGGGATGGGCTAAGTGTTTATGAAATTGTACTATGCGTTTGTACGATCAACGATCTTACCATAAGATCCGTTTGATGCTGAGAGCAAACGGAAAGTTACTTCGAACATTGAAGGTGTATCACGTTTTGCAGAAACTGTAACATTTTCAATTGAAAGTGCACGGTTTGCAACATAGATGCGTTCTTTAGAAGCATTTGGGTCACCAGTTCCTGGACCAACTGCAACGATTGCTCGTTCCAATGGTACGTCACCAATGTCTCCTGACTTCAATTCAAGAACTTGTCCGTTAGATGTAGATGAAGAACCTGTTAGGTCGTCATCATCTCCTGCGATTGCTGTTACAAGATTTTCCAAAGATGCTTCACCAAAAGCGGTTACTAAACTTACGGACATACCTTGCTTAAACAAACGAGCAACGTCTAGCAATTGGTCAACTTGAACTTCACCAAAGTCTGGTTGGAATTGCATTTCCAAACCATTCATGGTGTAGCCAACGTTTGTCCAGTATGCGTCAGATGATAAAGTTTCTTTATAACTTGTACCACTTACGTATGCTGGTGCACCGTTTGCACTTGCTGCTGCGGCAGAAAATCTATATGCAGAAACGCCATCGTACCATTCTAGTGAATAATCACCAATGAATAATGCGGCAGCACCTACAATGATCTTTTTTGAATCTCCACGAGTGTAAGCCATATTTTACCTCCCTATTGTTTGATAGTGGGGGCGTATCCTCAATACTAATTATATACCTATTTATTGATATTTTGAATCTATTGCTTTTAGATGATAGTCAGCCTTAATAATGATATCTTGAGAAAAAACATTTCTTTGATCATCTATTGTTGTAGCATCTTTAACATAGGTAGTTTGATAGGCATTTACACAATGAAGCATTATTCTATGGTAGCCATTATAGTATGTTCTCATAAAACTGTTAATATCTGATGCCGCTTCATCCTCTCTATCTATAATTTCAACAAGCCTATTTGTTATTAACCTAGTGACAGCATAGTCATCTGTTGTTACTTTAAATCTTGATTGAACACCTTTAATTGGGTAGAAATATTTCATGTTTCCAGATCTGGCTTTTATAAAATCATCATAAATTATAACTAGTTCATTTGGAACTGTAACTTCAGGCAGCCTGGTTCCAGCATTAGTTACTGGATAAATTGGAACAACCATCAATCCATTAGAGTCTTTAATTTGACCATACTGCTCAAAACCATCTAACTGTATAAGTTCGTTAAAGGCATATTTAAGAATATTAAGTGTAACATCTTCTGCTGCCACACTAGCAGACATGCTCCAAAGGTGTGGATCTTTTATATCTGGTAATAATATAGGACTAGCCAATGAAATCATCTCCTGGAATATTGGCTACCCATTGCATAGCAGAGTTTTTACCAAGGGTTCTGGGATTAGCACTTTTTGAGGCTACTTTAATATTCTTTCTATATTCTTTACCTTCTTGTAGTTGCTTATAAAAGCCTATAGACCTTAAATAAACCTCTGAAAAATAGTTTGAGTAGAATTCGTTAAAGGCCCTAACAAAAGAGCCTCTGACGGCCTCTCCGCCAGGATTAGCGATGGTTATAGGACCCTTTCTAAAATACTCAATGCCATCAATTTCAAAAAACAAAGATTGTGCTTCTTTTTCTGTAACAGTAACTGTTTGCCCATACTCCATAATAGATGCTTTATCGTAGAATGGCTCAGAAGAACCATCTTTTATTGATGTTGAATCTAAGAATTCTGCTCCAACCCCAACACCTCTACCTATGGCAATTGTCTTTAATTCGTAAAGTCTTCCTGCTTGGCTTCCTACTTGATCCCATTCATATACATGATGTAGCATATCTGGATGTAATCTTGCTAGTCCATCAAGGTATTGATAAAATGTTGTAACGCTAATTTTAGCCATCTTATTTGCTATCTTTTTTTCATTCTTTTTACTTTCTTCGATATAGCCATCAGAATAGTTGATAATATTATTTATTGTTTTAGTCATTTTCTTTGTATTAAAATTAACACTAATCATTAGTATAATACCTCATATTGTTTCTTTGATCTTGCTAGATATGCTCTATAAAATTGAACGGCATGATTTTCTCCATACCCTGGCACAAATGTCTTAATTTCAAATTGAACTCTTTTGCCTAGTACTTCTTCCCACACATAGTCTCCATTTGAGTCTTTAATATCAGTAATAAGTATTTCAGTAATTGGATAAAATGTACCATTTTTTTTCTTTTGTACATTTTCACTAGTTCTTAAAATAGCATCTGAGTTTAATTCAAACATAGATTTAGTATTTACATTTTCTCCAGTAAGAGTTGTTTTATCTGACATTTGAGATATTGCAGAGCATTTAATTGTTCTATCATATACCCAGGATTTTTTCATAGATCCGAGTTCATCTTGTTTTGTATCTGCATAATATAATTCAGCAGTCATTGGATATAAAATATCATCTAGGCCTAGGCGAGGCAACATTTACAACACCCCGACACGAATTGGCTTTTGATACTTTTCTAGTATTCTATCTACTACACGGTTTCCTGTAGTTGCTGTCCAGTTTTTAGCAAACTTAATTTTGAAATCATCATTATCAAATGACTCTATATATTTATTGATATATCTTAAATTATCATCAACTATGTCTTGTATTAGTAGTTGAGATGCCTCTTGAATATCTTGTGGAATTACCCTCCAACCATAATCGCCATCTACTAGATATTCATATCCATCAAAGAAATCTATATCTAGAAATCTATCTCTCCACACTTTAGGATAGTTAATTCTATTTGTACCCTCTGGAATATCTACAACTATGGCATTTAACTGCTTATTAATTTTATATTCTACTTCATTTATTTGTGCTTGAGAATCATACATCAATTGTTCGTTTTCATAAACTTTATATAAGTTGTTAATAGTTTCGTCTAATAAAAGTTGATCCGATCCATCTCCAATAAATTCTTTTTGTTTTCTCATATAGGTGAATGGCCCAGTATGTGATTCTATAATATATCTTGCAATTCTTTCATATTCTATGGCTTCTGAATTTTTAATACTCAATAATGAGGCAATAGATGATATATTGCAATATGGTCTTACAACATCTATGTTTGTAATATTTACTATATCATCTGAATTATCTTTAACTGAGGCAGCCAAGGATCCTGTGTAGGTTAAATAATAACTTGGTAGTATAAAGGTTGCAACTCCAGATGCATTTGCAACAGCACTTGCTGAGTATGAATTTGAAGTTATTAGGTCATCTAAATCTAATGTATAAGAACCACTAGCAGTTAATCCAGAGAAGGATGCTGATAATGAAGTTGAATTATTCAATCTTAAAATTTCCATTAATGCACCTCTAAAATATTATATCATCTATAAAAATAGAAGAGGGGAACATTTCTGTTCCCCTCTATTTTTTTGTAAAGCAAATTATGCTGTACGTGCGATTGCATCAGTTTCTTCGATTTGAACACCAAAACGTAAGAATACAGTATATTCTACTGTGTCTTTCTTAGGTTGGAATTCACGATGAACTGTGATATCACGTTGGAATCCCCAAATACGATTTTCTGGGAATGTCAAGACAACACGGTTTGCTGGCATCAAAGGAACTTCCAATAAAGGAAGACCTAATACACGGTACGCAATTGGAGCACCAAGTATTTGTGGTTCTGTACCAGCGATAACACGTTCAACGATTCTTTCGCTGTTCATGTTTCCTGTTGATCCAAGACCATTGATGATGTTCGATACTGTTTCTGTATCTGCATAGAACTTCATGCTAGCACGTGATGCACGGTATTTACGTGGCATTGCTAACACAAGTGCTTGCAAATCTTCGATAGTTGTACCGAATGTTGCAGTGTTTGTTGAATTGTTTTCTTTTGCAACAAAGCCTTCCATGATGTTTAGGAATGAGTTGGAACCTGAACCAGTTCCGTTAATTGCAAGATCTTCAAGATCGTTTGCGAATGCACGAGTCATTACACGAACTAAATGATCTTCTAATCCTGCACCTTCCAAGTTATCTTCGAGTGCTTCTGTTGATACTTCCCAATCAAGACGAATTTTCTTTGTAGAAAGTTCGACTTTTGTGAAAGTTACGCCTGCGTTGGTGTATGTTGCATCTGCTTGTGCAGCGGCACGAATTACACGTTCGCCAACGTTTAGTTTTTCTAGTTCTGCTGCGTTTGTACGCATTGTTACACGGCGACCATCACGAGCCAATACTTGTTGTTCGAAAATATATTCGATGAATTGACGTGATTGTTCTGGTGAAAGAATACCACCATCATTTGTGGTAGCACCTACTACACCAAGGTCTCCTGCTGCTGGGTTGGTGACTCCACCAATTCCACCAGATACAATTGAGCCTGTTGCTGCAGCCTTTTCTAAAATTTCATCTGCCATTTTATATTTCACCTCCCAGTGAATTAACGATATAGGTCAGCGGAATTGAGGAAACGCCCGCCCCACATCGATTTTTTTGTTATTTGTGTTTCCTGTACGAGCCCGCCAAGGTCGCCAGATTTACGGACAGCGGAGTCATCTTCTAATGAGTCAACTCGCTTTCCAAACTCTTCTACATTGCCTTTGATTCCTGCAAGTTCCTCTTTAGCGGAAGCAATGCTTTTTTGTAATTCTGCCACTTTGTCATTTAATGACTTTACTGTTGTCACTAAGTCTCCAAGTGCTGAAGCAACTGTATTTTGAACCTCATCAATAGATTCTTGTACTGTATCTACAGCCTTTGCCAAATCAGCAGGTGCTTCTTCGGCAGGAGTGGTGGCATTTTCAATCTTAGGTTCTGCTGCTTTTTCTACAGGTGCCTCTGCTTCTGCTGGTGCTTCTGCTGCTGCTTCTGCTGGTGCTTCGGCTGGTGCCTCGGCTGGTGCTTCTGCTGCTGCTTCTGCTGGTGCTTCTGCTTTTGGTGCATCTGTTACAGGTGCTTCTGCTGCTGGAGTTTCTGCAACTGGTGCTTCAACTACTGCTGCTTCTGCTACTTCTTCAGTACCTTCAGATTTTTCTAATTTTTGATCTGCCATAATATTCCCCTCCTTAATAGGATTGTCAGCCTTGGCTACTGTTTCACCAAGTCTATTTTTCTGTGAATCTAATAAACCTTTTATCACAGAATTCTTTTCTGTATCATTTGATTCAACAAACCCAATGTTTATCATGTTTTTATCACATGATGGGCATGATGAATCTTCTTCTTTAGAAAGTCTAATTAGTGAATCTGAGTCGCACCAATATACGTTTTCTAAATCTACTTTACTAATGATACCATCAATTTTGTTTTGACCATCGGCCATTTTTTCAATTGATATAATATTTGCAAATTGATTGGCTGGATTGTCTACCAATGAAAGTTCAGTTAAGTCATAGTCTTTAATAACACGAATTGTTTTATCCATTTCGGGGTCAAGCATTTGTTCAGCATCCTTGATATTACCACCAATAGAAAAGCCAGAAAGAGTGCCATCAAGAACTTTTTCCCAAGTATCTTGAGCACCTTTAGAAATGTATGCATCTACGTATACCCCATTATAAAATTTGTCTGTTTCTTGATCATAAAATCTATCTGATTTAAATGATACTACCCTTCCGACTGCAATAGGCATGTGCATTTCACGAAGGTTGCCTCTAAATCGTTCAAAGGCTTTGACGCTAACGTCTGTAGGAACTATGTCCTGTTGTTTATCAACATTGTCAAGGGTCGCAAAGCCAGAGACTGTGCGTTTTTCTTTGTTAACCTTGGCGATTGGCATAGATAACTTAATTGAGTTATCTTCTGAGTGCCAAAAGGCTTTATGTAAATTAGTCATGCTACCTCTATTATAATAAGTGTTTATAGACAGTTTTAAATATTATAACACTTATTGTTGTGCTCTACCCTCACCTTGTGGATTTCGACCAGTTGTGGTTGATGTAGAGTCTGATGCGTTTGAGGTTCTTTCTTGATCCCTAGTTCTATTGCCAGTAGCCTGGGCTGCTTGTTCTGCCCTAGCCTGTGCTCCAATTACTATAGGATCTGTACCTCCAGGTCTTGCTGGATAGCCCAATCTTTCACGAACTTCATTAGGAACTACAACTTGCATTCTTAAATATCTTTCGTCTATCTTGCTTTGTGTATCTTCATCAGTAAGTGTTAGTTCGTTAAATTTTAAAATAAGCATATCTGTTTTTTCTTTTATAATCTTATTAATTGTTTTTTCTAAGTTTCTTTGTGCTGGTCTAGCAACTTGCTCTTTAAATGTTCTATCTGCTACCAATGCTGATGCAATAGAAACACCTTCTCCTCCGCCAACTTTAGAGTATGGAACTTGATGTGCCATTAAAATATCATCACGATTTGATTTACGATACTTTTCAAATGATCCATCTTGAATACCATTTTCAATTGGATCAAGTTTAAATTCTACTTTATTATCTGGACCATCTCCAGGAAGTGGAATATACAAAGTTCTATGGCTTTGACCTTTTAATCCAGCCTGCATAAATCTAAAGAATTTATCTTCAGCATCAGAACTTAACTTAGCACCCTTTAGTGTTGCAATATATCTAGGGACTGCTTTGTTTTCAAAATAATCAACATTATATTTAGCAGCCAATTCGTTTCCTACCATGGAGGTTGCTGCTGAAACTGTATCTGGAATGCCGTAATAGGAGTTCTTTGGAGAATACTTTTTAATATGAATTAATTCATTTGGTCTTGGATCGCTAGTAATAGGATTTACATTTACACCTTGAAAATTTCTAAAATATACAACTCTTTGGTTTACTATTTGAACGTATCCATCACGCATACGGCGAACTCGAATTGTAGTTGCTGGAATGTGTCCAATATATCCTATTTCACCATTTGTTTTTCTACCAATTTCAATGTATCCATTTCCTGTGCTTTCGGCATCTATATATGCTTTTTCAAGAATATGAGAAAAGGTATCTTCATCATTTAAACTTTCTAACCATTCTGTAAGAGACGCTTTTGATCTTTGAATTTTTCTTTGTGCTCTTAATAAAGATTCTTCATTAGGTGCCTCTTCTAATCTGGCAAGTGTTGCGTCAGTTATTTCAAAACCATAGCCTAATCCAACGATATTTGAAACCTTGGCGGAAATCGCAGCATGATTGGCAAATGAGTTTTCATAAAAATATGCTAATTCATCTAGATTATATGGTGGAATAACAATATCAAATAGTCCGTATGCTGTAACCATGTCTTGCTCTGGAAACAGTTGTTTAGACTTTGTATCATCTACTCCAGTAAATGCTTTGTTTACAATTCTATTAATTCTTCTTTTAAAATTATGACTTAGTCCGTCATAAGATTTTACTAATTCTGCATCTGTATTAAATGCGTCAACTTTAGTTCTTTTTTCAGCCTTATCAAGATTGTCGATATGTGCTATTACTTCTTTATCTTCCATGTTTTTTGAATCCCTTTTCTGCTGCCATCCAAGCACCTATATCGGTTTCGCTAGGAATTAGTCCTTCTTTCATTCTATCTATTTGATTTTTATGTTCCTCATCTGTAACCCTGTTTACTCCAGCCATAAAGTGTACTTTTCCTGCTGGTGCACCATAATATTCTGCGGCCTTTCTTATCTTAGCCATTTTTTCTAAATCATATGGCCTTCCAGGAACGTTCATTATATTTCCATTACCGTCACCGAACGGCTTGCTATCGAAGTCACATAACCACACATATATACCCCAGTCTGACTGTTTTTCTACTACAGTTATCTTTGGCTTACCATTATTTTTAAGTTTTTTTGGATTCATGTACACAAGTATACCATATTATACTGGTTTGACAAGTCTTGTATCCCAAACTACGTCAGAAAATATATCAACACCATTTGAATTAATTAAAACAGTTGCATTATCATCTATTACTATTCCAGAAGTCCCAGAATATGATCCTATAATGTTTTCTCCATCTATTGCAAACTTAAATAATTCTACTGGGGCGTATAACTCTGTCCATGTGTATGCTAGCCAATCTTCCCATTGATTTTCTGTAGTTATAGTTTCAGTCTCTGTTACTATTTCTGTAAATCTTGTTTCTTGCCAGTTTCTGCTTCCAGTTGTAAAGTTTGATGTTAGTTGTGGTTTTTCATAAACTACTATGTTGTTATATAACGCACCTTCATAAAGTTCAAAACTTCCAGACGCTAAAGGTGACTGGATATCTGCTCCAAACACTATAACTATAGATGTCCATTGAAGAGGATTAATTACTGGATTCTTAATTAAATATCCATCTTGATAAAATAATACATCTCCTACTAATTCATTAATAATATCTGATATATACCCAGTTTCAGTGTTATATCCTTTTAATATACCCCTTTTTCCATTATCAATAGGCTCAATAAAAAAGTCATAGGTTTTATCAATAGTTGATATTCTAGCAATTTTTTTGGTTGAATCTATGATTGTGTCTTTGTTGTACATAGCCCAGAATTGAACTCCACCTAAGAAGTATGATGCTTTCTTGTTTTTATTAATAGGTACTGAAAATGCTCTTTCTGCTCCAGAGTTATATGGAAGAATATTTATTCCAGAGTTTCCAGTTAAGTATAGGTATGGGGATGTTTCTGGATATATTGTAAATGGGTTCTTATCTTTAAATGAGTATGTTCTATTGTATCTAGATATAGGATATATTTTATTACCAGATCTTGTATTTATTTCAGTAAATTTCTTTTCATCAGTTACTAAGGATGATAATAACATCTTTCTAATTTGTAATGGTTTATTACTTATACCCTCGACTTTAGCCTCAATATGAATAGTTATATAGTAGTCTTTAAAATCAACCAGTTCTTTAGGTGGAATTATAATTGTTCCATCTACTACTTCAAACTTTGTTTCTATGACATCTGTAGTATTATCAAAATCTAAAACTCTACCTGCTCCTATTTCTTGAACATTTGTGTATGTAGAATATGCTATATTCCCAACCTGGTCGCTATCCTGTAGTGTAATATAAGTCTTTACTAAATCAGACATAGCGTATGAACTTGCCGATGGCGAAGTTAGTACCTGCGTTGGCACATCAATATTAAATTGAATCATATCTAAATCAAAATATTGCAGTCCTCCAGAACTAATTACTTGCTTACCAAAATATGAAAGTGGTATTGAATCTTCCCAGTATCCAACACAACTTACATCTAGATTTAAATATGTTGGAGTTAATATAGGCTTTACTGTATAGTTTCCAACATACTCTATATCTGAGTTAGAACAATTTGGCAGTGCAATCCCTTCTGTGTCAAATAATGAGTATGTATCTTTATTATGAAAAAATACATTATTAAATGTAAATTGATATAGTTTTCCAGAGTAGGTTGAATCTCCGTATCCTAAAAGACTTAAAGATATATTTTGTGGATTAGCAAAAAAGTTTCCTAAAGTATCTGGGTAGTTAATTCTTAATTTATCAATATCTATTCCAGCAATAAAATCTGATGATTCAAGAACTGATATATTTTTAATAAGCGTATTGTTATACATGTATTTTAAGCCACCTACATCTATAGTTACCTTGAAAATATTATTATTAATAGAGTTATAGAAATACATTAAAGTTTCTGGGGTTTCTACTGCTGGCAACTCATCTTCTGTTTTAAAAACTCCATATATTGCTGCTACATTATTTTGAATTGGCTTAATGTTATCAAACTCAATTGAAGAGTTTACGTTAGCATATCCTAGATTTGGCTTAAGTGTAAAAAATGGTGATGATGAAGCAGACTGTATAAGAAAATTATCTATATATATATCGTTTACTATATTTTCATTTGTTATGCTTACGTCTTGCCAAGATTCTGATAATATTTCATACCAAGTGTATAGATCGTACTCAGACCAATTTTGTGAAACTAAAGATGTGGTAATAGTTTGTGCTTCTCCAACAAACCTAAGTTCTGGCAAAGAATAATCTTTAAATCCAAGATATTTTGAATTTGATTCTAAATTATTAAAGTATCCAGAACTCCACGGATTCATATCTGGGTAATTTATAATACTTGAGTAATTAGCAAATGGAAAATCAACATAATATGGCTCACCACTAAAACTTTCAGCAATAGATTCTGCTGTCAATACTGCTTGTCCATATATAAATCTTCTTTTAGCCATTTGATCTGGAACTAAATAAGGATATATTGCTACACAATCAATATCGAATGGTTTTATATTTTCATTGCCATAAAATGCAATCCAATCATATGACTCGTATGGAAATTCTAATTCGTTTAGATCTACTTCTAACTCAATAACCACATCTCCATTAATAAGTACTGTTATTAAAGATAGTCCGTATCTAATATCTACTAGCATTGGCCTATACCATTTTCCAACAAAATATGATTGAGTATATTTACCAATATGGAGTGTTAGATATTCATTTTCTATATATAAACCATCTTTAGATGAAATTGGTCCAAATATTCTTGTACTTATATTTATATTTGGATTTACTCTTAACCAAAACTCTGTTGTTAAATTTTTATATTTTCCACTTTGATTTAAAAATCCTTTACCAGGAAGTAGCATAGATGGCATGTTTTCTGTTATTGGAGATTCTATAGATGTTAAATTATTTGATCCATATACCATTGAAAAGTTAGTATTCTTTGCTAGTAACTTATTATTATCAATAATTGCATAAGCATTGTCTTGATCTTGAAATCCATATGCATCTAATGGATATACATCAAAATTAACTTGAGGAAGTATATCTTCTATAATTGGTTTATTAAGTGATTGTTTTTGTATACCCCTGCCTTGATACAAATATTCTTCAGACCATTGTGCTACGGATGTATTATTAAACATTACTTTAAATTCATTACCTGAACCAGTTTCTTCAAAATAATGAACTTTTATAAATGGAGTTACATAATCAAAAGTTTCTGGCAATAGAGAGGTATGATGTATTGGCTGCCATGGTCCACTGCCTAAAGAAGTTATAGATGAACTTTCTATAGTGCTTACTGATCCACTTGTATATATAAAACCTACCTCAAACTCTTCTACAAGTGATCCATATTGGTATAACCAAGTTGCTATACATATACTATCTTTAGATGGGTCTAAATCAGACATATAAACTGGTGAGGCATTGATTTGGGTAGTTGTTACACTAGCACTAGAAATTTTTGAAAGTACTGCTAGGTTACCATCTGGAAATGGGTTATTTGATGGGTTTGTGTAAGAGGTTTCCCATTGACCATTATTATTTAAAATTTGCCAGTTATCTAAATCGTAATTTAATCCATTTAATGATGTATTAAAATAGTTTTCATCGTCAAGACTCCACAGAACTAAAGGGTGTTCAGCAAAAATTCTTGCAGCATATAGATTAGAAACCTTGGTCATTTTAACCTCTAGTCTATTTTAGCATGTTGCTATTTAGTAATATCAACTATTTCGCATTCCCCTGCAACGCATGAAAGTTCTTGAGTACCAGTAGTGCCGTCTTCTTTTTCGTAAAAAGATAGCATTTCCCATTGTATATTTGAAGGCATCTTTTTTAGCCATTCTTCATATTGCTCTTTTGTAATTTCTTGATAAGGGGCTTGTTTGTATGTATGTTCACTTGCTGGTAAGAATGATACGCCTCCGATAGAATCAAAATTGTCAAATACCCAAGCACCTACTCTTAGCCATTCATCTTCATGTACGTTGATAGTTACACTTGGATTATGTTCTGTCCAATAAGTTCTGTACAATTTCCACATTTCAAGATGATCTATTGCTGTTAAATCTTTTGTTATTATTGCATTCTTTGGAGCCCTTTGAGGAAAATAAAATACTGTTGTTTCATCAGGCTTCATTACATCTGGTTCATTTGGAACACCAGAATCTTTTAAGAATTGTGTTAGTGGATCATTATTTGCACCACGAACACTTCTTAAATAGTATTCTGAATACCACGGATGGATACCGCTTGACACCCCGACCAATTGACTTACAGTGCCCGAAGGCTTAACGCAAGTAATAGATGCAGAAGGATTAATGTTTAGTTTTTTTGCTTCATGTTCATTAACTCTAACTGCCTCTGTCCTCATGTCAGTCAATAACTGTTCTAATGGTTTTCCAGGAGTGGAAGTTATTTTATTTCCATAGATACCTGTTAAAGAAACACCTAATAATCTTTCTTCTTCACAATTATCTCTCCATGATTTTCTAATATATTTAAAATCTGTTAATGTTGATTGCCAGGTTCCAAGAATGGTTGCTAATCTAACTTTATCTATTAAATCTTCTCTTGTATCATCGGCACCAATTACAATTTCTGTTAAATTACAAAATTCATTAGGACGTAAAATAATTTCTCCACATGGGTTTGTACCTGCAATAAGTGAAGCATCTCTACGACCAAATGATTCAACATGTTTGCGAACAGAGTCCATGTTGTAAATACCACGTTCTCCAGACTTAGATTCATATAAGTTTCTCCATTCACGGAGGAATTGTGCAACGCTTGGTTTAGCATGATAAACAGCAGAATTGTTTGCCAATGCACGTTGACCATATTGCTCCCACCATGATCCACTTTTTGCTTTTGCCATTTCAAAATCGTCTAGGTTAGATAGGCTAATTAGAGCACTTCTTCTTACTCCGCCTACAACTACAACTTCTCCAACTTTACACATAATGTCATGTGCTTCAATAGGTTTTAATTTACGGCCTGCAGCATTTCTAAAAGTATCTGTTACAAATACAAATAGAGCATTAAGTGGTCCAGGACCAGATGCACGTCCACCAAAAGTTTTTAGTCTTGCACCTGCTGGCCTAACTTTTGACATATCCCAGTTTGGAATTTGTCCTTGATAAAGCAAAGCAATTAATTCTTTTAATGCTTTAGCCCATCCAAGTTTAGAATCTTCTACAACAATTGTTGTTTCTGTTTGATTAAATGATTCTGCAATTATTGGTAATTCATCTACATATTTTGATTCAACAGAAAATCCTACACCAGTTCCGTTCATCAAAATGTACATTGCTTCGTCAAATGCACGTGGGCTATCAACAGCAATAAATGAACAGTTGTATGCTGCAATATGATCACGTTCTAGTGCTGGTCCAGCAGTCATTAATGCTCTCATGGAAGGCATTACTTTATGATTTAAAATTGCATCTTTTACTTCATCAAATATTTTTGCATTTGGGTTATATCCGTAATTTAATACTAAATGATCTTTCATAAAGTTCATTAGTCTATTAACTGTTTCTACCCAAGTTTCCCTACGATTTTGTTCTGGTGTCCATCTTGCATATCTTGAGATATGTATAAAATTTTTATAAGGATCTGTTATGGATCCGTTTTCATTGATAAATGACATAATTCTTCCAACTCCTGATTTTTTGATTTATGAGATAATAGTATTGTACACGAGTTTATGAGGAGAGTCAATATATGTTATCAGTACAAGAGATTCATTTTTATAATAATTTAGTAGATAGTAATAAAGTTGATAACTTAATAGTTTGTCCATTTGTGAAAGATGATATTGTTGTTACCAAAGTTGATGAGGATGATAAACCATATTTCTACTGCATTGGTTGTAAGACAACATTTAGATTAACAAGTGACATAGAACACACTATAGAAGCAGTAATTAAAAAATTTCTTCAATAATCTTGATTTTTTGTAATATTAGGGTTATACTGGTATAGTCACTAAACTACTTCTTCAGGGAGGTAACTTATGAAGAGTGTAATATTAGCAACTTTAGCATTTATTTTTGTGGGAACGTATTCTAATTATGTAGATAGACATAGACCAATTTATACCGCCGAACCTTTGGTGGCTGTCCAACAAGGACAGGCCACCTTTAGCCCTTTAAAGGGGCTTCTAGAGGCTCGTGAGAGCAATTCTACGGTAGCCAGTAGGTCTAGGGCACAATTCACAGATCCAGAGTCTCAGAGGGCTGTATTGGCTTATCAGCAATATGTAAAAGATCATGTTCCATCAAAAGAACTATCTTGTTATTTTAATATTATTGATAGAGAGTCTAAATGGAATCCTCTTGCAGACAATCCAAAATCTACTGCATTTGGTCTTGCTCAATTTTTAAATAGTACTTGGGAAATAGTTGATTCAAAGAAAACCAAAGATCCATATGCTCAAATTGATGCAATGATAAAATATGTTAATTTAATTTATGGCGATGGCTGCAAGGCTTGGGAATTTAGACAGTATAAGGGCTGGTATTAAAGTTCTTTAATTTCTCTATAGACACTATCCCATTCAGGACCTCGTGCTTGAATGCTATGAAATTCTTTAGACAATTTATAATTATTTTGTCTTTCAATATTTCTAGTTTTTTGATTTTTTAATTCTTCTAAATGCCCTAACCATTCATCTGGCGTATTGGCTACTCTTCCAATTCCATATTCTTCATATAAAAATTTATACTCTTCTATATTTTCTGCTATAAAAGGAACTCCTGCTGCTGAGTATTCCAAACCTTTAATAAATGATTTTGCTAAATTAAATTCAACATGTCTTAATGGAACTAATCCAATATCCATTTTTTTAAACATTTCTCCATAGGTCAATATGGGTTTCATACCTTCGCTAGAAAATCTTTTAACTGGTATATTCATTTGTTCTTGAACTGTAGGAGCATTAATAATATGACCAGAGTGATGGAATCGTAAAGAATTTTTTTCAATAAAATCTCCAACGAATGGATTAAGTGTTTCTAAGTCTCCTGAACGCCAAGGTGTTGCACCAACCCAACCAATGACTGGCCAATCTCCAGAATTATCTTTTCTCATATGAAAATGTTGAAAATCTATTGAGTTTCTAACCATATAAATTGGTTTATTAGGATATTTCTTTTTATAATAATCTTTTAAAAATGGTGTAGAGGTAATTAAAGCATCTGCCATATCCATACCTCTAAAATAGTGTTCTCTATTATTTTTAGGATTAGTTTTAGGATCTGTAGAAACATATGCCATATTTGTTGGTTCTAAGCCTGCGTGATGGTCGTCTATATCAATAACAATTTTTTGACCTATTGCTTGTGCTGCGGGAATATGATCAACTAAAGATTCAAGCATCATAAGTTTTAATACAACAACGTCCCAGCCGTGTATTGCTTTTTTATCTGGAATTAATAATCCAAATCCGTGTTCTGGAGTAAAAGCAGGAAATCCCATTCCAACTTCCCAACCATGTTCTTTTAACTGCTGCATTGGTAAAAAACATCTATACCATGCACAGCCATTTGGTTGTAATGGTTTAGTTCCCCATGACCAATCATAGGTTAAAAAACATATTGTTGGTTTAGCCATTATTTACTTTCTATTAAAAGAGGGGATAGTTTTTGCTACCCCCTCACAATATTAAACTATATTATTTCTTAGAAGACTTCTTGCCTTCTCTTGAAGCAACAATTGCCTCACGGCGATCGTCAACTTCTGGTGCTGCACCAATTCCAAATTTCTTATCTTTTGGATTTACTGCACGAATAACAACCCAAACTGCTGCAGAAACTGCTGAGTTTAGAATTGTTCCTAATGCATCTCCTGTTAGAGATGTTAGATCTGCACCTGTGGCAACAAATTGAGTTACCAGTGCGATAACAAAAGCGTTAAGTGCTGAACCTAACACTTTTTTGTTTAGTACTGATTCCATTAATATCCTCCTTTAGGACATCGATTGTACTATTGTACACCCTCAAGATGAGTGGTGTCAATCCTTATACCAGAATCCTGGTGACATATATTTTAAACCTTTTAGTACAATCTTAGATTGGTGATAGTATGGTGCAACCGATGGGAATGCTATTAAACTACCAGCAGAGGGTTTTATTAATATATCTTGTTCTTTAAAATACAGTTCTCCACCATCGTAATTATCATTAATATATAATACTACAGATAATACTGGGGATCTTCCATCTTCATATGAATCAACGTGAGAACCCATCTCTTTCCCAGTTGAATATTTTGCAATTGATATTGGGGTTAAATATCCTAAATCTATATTATGTTCATTTGCATAATCTTTAGATGAATTTACTATTGCTTCTCTAATTCTTTTATTTATTGATATTAACAGTTCATTAGTTTCGCTAATTATAGATGGATTAATAATTTTTTGATACCCAAAATCGTATGAGTCATCACTTGCTTTCCATTTATTCCATTTTGTTATAGATGTAGTATTATCTAATATTTCATTTGTTTCTTCAATATCTTTTATTAAAGCATAAGGCTTTTCTATAATCTGTTCATAATAATGAATTTTATCGTATCTAGTTATTTTCATAGATATCCAAACATTAGTCCTGTTATTTTACTACCTGACGTAATTAGTGTAGGTACATGAGAGTAGGGTTCTACAGAAGGATATATTAAAATACTACCAGCAATTGATTTTAGTGTTAGATTTTGTTTGTCAAACACTAGTTCTCCTCCAACGTAATTATCATTAAAATCTACAATTATTGTTATTAGCGGGGAATTTTCATCTCCATGTGAATCAGTATGTGAACCTAAAAATTTGCCAGGGTAGGACTTATGTATTACCATATCTGTAAATTTTTTTATTTTAATATTGTTTTTAATTTCATAATC